AACAATCGACCAGATTTTGTCCGGGATTGCTCAACATAAATGCCCGACAGCGGCGCGTAACAATTTGGATCGGCAAATCTTTGAGGCCAAAAAGAATCCGTCTTTAGGTCGTAGTACAAATGAAGACTTTGATCTTCAATTCCAGACACCGACAAAAAGATCCATACCCCTTCTCGGTCCGGGTCGTAGCACAAACTTGAAAAGATTTCTCCTGTTGATTCCCCGCCGAAAAGAGATATTACTGATGATCCAACTTCAATTTTTGAAGTTGTTGATTCTGAACTCAACCCACCTTCAGGTGTTTGAGCATAAACATTCGCGCCAGTAGAACTTCCTTCGCTTGTAAGCAAAGTTGCAAGTGTTCCACCAGAAAATGCGCTGGTTCCTCCGATGGTAGGAGTTCCAAAATCGAGACGGAGGAAGAACGAATCGAGCCTTCCTGCGCTGATGCGACTCGCCCTATTAAAGTTGAAGTCGTTGGGGTTGATGAAGTACAGGCCATCGTTTGCAAGGATGAACGCGCCTTTCTCCTGCGACTGGCAGAATGCGCGCTGGCTTGTAATACCAATCGACTTGGTCAGAGTGACAATCTGCGCCGACGAGGGGTCGTACTCTGGGTCACTCGTAAGAAATGAGAATGAGTTCGTACAAGCAAACATCAGTCCCGTCTGCGCAAACGGGAAGATCGCGACAATCGGATCACCTAATGTTCCATAGCCGTCGTCGGCGACCGTTCCACCGATACCGCTCACAGCACCAATGAAATCCGTTCCACTCCATCCATCATCATCCGCACCTGTTGCTGCAACCTCGTCGGGAGCGCAGGCGAACCAAACATTGGGAGTCTTCTTGTATCCAGCAAGCGCGACACGAGCGCCCCATCGGCAGATCAGAGTTGCGCGGTTTCCAGCAGGGTCACTAGTGGGATCCGTGTGATATGGCCCTTTGTTGGTTCCAGTTGTCGTACCCCAAATGGACACTCCAGTAGTGATGTCCGTCAGAAGCACCTTCGTGTAGTTCGTGCCATCGACGAAGTAGAAGTATTCGTTGAACTGCACACCCTCGACTAAACCTGTCGTGTTTAGTCTAATGGTTGACTGACCCGGAAACGCCACTGGCGTAGCAGGTAAAGTTGCATTTGGATCGGCGTAATAAATTATGCCGCCCCTGACGAAGATCAACTTCTCGACGAGCGTGCTGCCGATGTACGCCCGGAACGTGGACATGAACTGCACGGTCCCGGTGTTGTACAACTGCGTGCCGTTGCGCGTACTGATCCGCAATCTTCCGTTCCACACATCCGATGGCATCACGTTAAGACATGACGGCGTCATACCCGGAGGAACAACAGAAAATTGCGTCTGTTCCGTAAACCCCTTGAATGGAAGTTGTACAGGAATATGCGTCATTAGGACCGTTGAATGGCAATTAACAAGGCATTGGATGTAGTGTTTGCCGCAACAGCGTTTGAAGTAGGAACGGCTATGGCATTTCCTACTTTAGAAACGGCTGGTAATAAAGCGGTTGCGGTAAAACATAACATCGCATAGTCGTAAGTACCCGTTGTTGTGGGGGTAAAAGTGACTGCCGTATTAGCCACTCCTGTTCCGGCGACAGTCCATGTTGTGCCATTTGACCCCGTAACCGACCCATTGCCTGTTGCCCATACCAAACAAACTCGGTCAAGTAAACCTGATAAAGAAAGAGCGTCAGTTAGAGAAGTCGCTGTCCCAAGTTCAAGAATCCGATGCGAATTCATGTCAAGGCGCTCGTTGAAAGTTGCCCCAGCGCGAAAGATAGCAGCGAGAACATTTCCTGGACCGCTGTCTAAAAGCAATTGCTGTACGCCGTTGGCTGTTACAGCCACTTTGTCTGCTGCTGGAAAGTAGATTCCTGTGTTTAGGTCTCCGTTTGTCGTGATGATCGGAGCAGTAACACTACCTGCGTACACCGTCACGACGTCGAGATTGTTGTTTCCGAGCGTGGTTTTCCCGTTGACGGTCACATCACCCGTCAGCGTCGAGTTGCCATCGACGGTCAGGCCCGTACCCGTGTCCTTCAGCGTGATGCTCTTGGCAACGACATCTACGCCTTCCGTGGCGCTGATACCCCAACTGTTTTGTGGAGTCCACGGACGCCACGCTGTCGAGCCGTTGTCATACACACGGCTGTACGACTTAGGTACTTGCGTAGATCCATCTCCATCAGTCCATAGTTGTTGAACCACATGGGAATCAACAACAATTACAAGCATAGTTGCGCCGCCATCAGTGGCAACAATGTTGATTGGAGATGCGGGAGCATTCGTGAGTGCAAAGCCGCTAGCGAAGCGGTACACGCCCTGCACGGAGTTTGAAGAATCGTTGAGATCGCTGCTGATAGGGCTGGCGTAGACCGGGAAAGTGCCAGCCAACCACGGAAGCGCCGCCCAGTTGCTGGAGCCGTTTCCGATTTTGATCTGCTTCAGAGTGGTGTCGAGACCGATCTCGCCAACATCAAGAATCGGTGGAGTTCCGGCGTTCCAGTTAGTGGTCGTGTCGCGGCGTACTTGGATCTTTGCAGTCATGGTGCATTTTCCTCGACAAAACTCGGGGGAACTAAATACCAACCTTCTGGGTATTCAATTTTTTGAGCCGACTCCCGCCATTCGCCGTCGAGACGGTAATAGATAGCGCCAGATACACGAGGACCAACACGGATGACTGAGTCCTCACTTACGAGAACTGTCTTGTTTCCGCAGCCACTCGCGAATGCGAGCACCACCACGAACAAGGCGATCACGGTCCAAATCAGCGTCCACCGCAGTAGAGCCGCGTTCAATGCGCGCTTCCAAAAAAGCGATGAGGGCCATAACGATGTTCGCGATGATTCGGTCGAGCATGGCGCGTTATCCAAAAACCAATCATCGTATTCAGAATTCACTTAACTCCAGCCCCTTCGCTAGAAACCTTGTTGTCTCGCGCAAAGATCAGGCCAAATCCGGCAATGAATGCGGCAATGACAGCCGTCCAATCGGCAACTGTCGATGGGTCGTTATCAAATGTCGCCGACAAGGCTCCTCCAGCAGCAATGAGCATTGCCCCGATACCAGCAGCAGTTGTACGCCACGATGCATTAAATTCTGTCATGTGTGATATCCTTTTTACGTTCCATGATTGCTAGTTGGACACTAATTTGGTGAAGCGAGTCTCGGACCTCATGGATGTGCCGATCGTGCTTGAATAGGATTTCATCTACCCGTTTGTTATCGCCTTCTAACCGTTGTTCAATTTTCGCGAGCCTATTTGAAATACCGAATAAGACTGCGAATAAAGGCCCAAGCACTACAGTGAATGGAACGGCAATAGAAAGAAAAGTTTCTACATTCATGGCGATGGGGGAAGAAGGAACCCTGACCGATATTTATATGGGTCTGAAACGTACCCATTTGATCTAACGGCAGGAAGACGGCCGTAATCGCGTTGAGCGATGCCGTCTTTAATTGCGGCTGCGTTGTAGATTGGACCGTTATCGATCTCAATCAATCGCGCGGCAAGTCCTTCATCTTCATACGCCAGCGCAAACGCTCGGCAATATGCAATTAGAAGTGCCTCTACATATGGAGGAACTGGCATGATGTATGCGTCGGCGGTAACCGCATTGGTTTCACCGGACACAGATGTCCAACCAGATCGATAACGGATAATCAATGCATCCGCTACAGTCGTTGACGGGGTCGGGTAAATATCTAGCCGAGCAGCAGGAAATGCTGACCCATTTGCTAGCGGAGTTACGTTATCGACTTCTGCCCAAGGTCTGGATATAGCAGCGTAGTACACGCTGTCGATCAGCGCAGGACTCATGCTGTTTCGATAAAGTTCAATTTGCTCAGGCGTAGTTAGTTCGACCCGCCACCCGAGTCCGGCCTTCGTGACAATCGTGATGATGTCTTCTGCATCACCGGGAAGAGCAGCGTAATTTTGATTTGCCGTCAATCCAAGCGGCCTACCAGTACGCTCACGAAATCTCCACTGCTTTGTGAACAAGTAATTACCGGATTGGTTCACAATCTCAGCGATACGCTGGTTCTGTGTGACACCCGTAACGATCGATGGTTGACCACCGAGCGCGAGAAGAATGTGCTGCTTTAAGCCACCGTAAGTAAGCATGGAAGCGGGTGGCCGTGGTTTCCCACGGCCACCCGGTAGTAGGTTTTAGTTCACGCGCCGCCAACGGCAAATGCGAAGCCGTTGAACAGAACCGTCGCAGACACCGTCGCGGTGGTCGCTTGGGTCGTGAAGGTGAGGCCGAGACCGGGGCCGCTTGCAGCAGCAGCGGTCGCCGGAGCCGGAATCAGAACTCCAGCGCCCGGGATCAGGACGGTGACACCAGCGGTCATCGGGTTCGTGGTGGTGGTAGCGGTGACGGTGGCGGTGCAAAGACCTGCAACGCAAACCTTCACGCGTTGACCAGCAACGCACGACTCAAGAACGATGCCCCAAATGCCGCCGTGTTCGATCACGGGGGCAGTCGAACCAGCAGCCGCAGCGACAACGACATTGAAGGGATTCTTCTTGTGGTCGGGTTCGTTGAGAGTGCTGATGTCGGTGTAAGTGCTGCTGGTGGCAGCGAGATCGAACTTGACGAGAGCGCCAGCGGAGAATGCCGCTGCCGCAATCGGCTGCACGACCACCTGATGCGCCGTCATAGCGCCGAGGTTTCCAGTAGGAACGAGAATTCCGGGAATCATGTGTGTGTCCCTCCTTTGGGATTAGGATGCGCTGTACGAAAGAGGAGCGACAACGCCATGTCGCTGGCGGCTGTTGCAGAACAAGTTTGACCAGCAGTCCACAGGTTGGACATAGGTAAATGGCTGGTTTGGGTGACGCAACGCTTCGTGCTGCTTGAAGTAGCGTCGAGCGTGGAAGATCGGCGTGAGGTAGTTGCCGTTCACGAAGTAGTAGCGCGGAGCGCGGACGATGGTATTCGCACCAGTCTCGGTTCCGAACGACGAGATGCCCGTGGTCGCCGTTGCGCTGTATCCGTTTGAACCAATCACGGTGTTGTAACCAGCAATGGTCTGTGCGGCAGCCGTTCCCGTGTTCGCTGGGCAGATCGCGGCGTTGTCGAGATCGGAGCAGTATGTGACATCGACGCCTGCGTAGGCAGGGCTGCTGTAGGAAGCATCCTGATACGAGACGAGGGTGTCGTTGGAAAGGCGCAGCGCGTTTCGGTAGTTCTGAACACCCTGTCGGCTGGTGAGGATCATCTGCCGATTGAGGTTGTCGTTCTCAAAGTACTGCTGACGGGTGGACGGAGCCTCGTACTTCACACGCATGAACATGAGGTCCATCGCGTTGAAGAGGTTTCCGAGTTGCACGGTGTGACCTCCGGTAGCCCCCTGCGCGTAGACCGTGTTGGGGTCCAACGCTGATGGTTGCACCTTGCCCCAATCCGTTCCGAGCGGCGTGAGCGAAGCGGGCGAACTGTTGTAAAGTTCAACAGGATTTGTCCAGCGGTTCTCCGTGAACGGAGAGATACGCATGACGGTGTGCGCGGTGTTGGTGCTGGCCGTATACGGAGCCGTACCTCGAAGTCCGAGCGAACCTCCGAAGTTCTGACTAAGTTCAGTCAGAAAGAACGGGAGCGAATATGGGAGTTTACCCGTATCCGCTTCCATATTTGCGATAGACGGAACCGCCCACAGATCCTCTTCGAAGCCGTTTAGCATCGAAGTCCACATTCGCTGTTCCTTGATCCGCTTAAGGCGCTTGTAGGCAACCTTAGTGGATGCAGAGGTCTCACCGCTGTTCAACTCGACTTCTGCGTCGGTCCAAGACATGTGGTCAATGTGGAAACGCCACGGCGCACGCACATAGTCGGTGACCTGCGGGTTGCGCCATACGAACGTGTCGTTTGGCTGATAGTGGTCGTAGGTACGCGAGTCATCAAACATGATGACATCGCGGATTTCCGTTCCACCTTGGATGGTCTGCTCAGAGGTCTTGCCCTTAAGCAATCGCGAAAAAGCGTAGGTATTCTTGACCGCTTCGTTGATGACCTGATCTGCGCTCGTCAGGTATGACGGGCCAGTCGTTGACATAAAGTCGTTAAATGTTGAGATTGATGGCATGATGCCGTCCTTTTGTTAGCGTGAAAGTACTCGGAGTACGTCAGAACGAGAGCCACCAGAAAGAAGGATGTCTAGCGCAGCGTCTTCTCGATCAATCTCACGCGTCTGACGTGTTGGTGCTTTACCAACAGTCGGACGTGCTGAGTTTCTCGGGTCAGAACGCTTTGGTTCTCCAGCCCTCATTCGAAATGCTTCTTGGACGATTTCCGAGATCGAATTAAACTGACCGGGATTTTCGCGCCCGATCTGCGCTGATGCCTTGAAAATCTCGTCGATAGGCGGGGCATCTTTCCCATACATCGACGAAATACGGTCGTATGCAATACGAGTCTCGTATTTCACTTCCATTTCGCGAGTCTTTGTATCAAACTCAGATCGCAATTTGTCAGTGAGATTTCGAAGTGGCTTAGCCGCTTCGTCACCAAAGATTTCTCCAAATGTTGAAAGCGGGTCGGCATCTGCCTCATCGTCTCCAACCTGTGCAGAGTTCTTAGGCGATGTATCTGGAGTTTCCGAAGAGTTAGCCTTCTTGGCTCCAAACGAATCCACGTCAGCCTGCCTCTTCGCCGCCTTCAGCCCCCAGTCCTTCACCTTGGAAGGATCGGAGCGGATGGAGTCGATGATTTCGGATGGAACGCCATCCCGCTGCAAAGCCTTCATAGCCCGATCAAAGTCGGGATCTGGAGCAGACGGTTCTGGCGTGCGAGAAACCTGCCGTGGAGCAGGTTCGTCAAACCCAAAAAGTCGATCTAATACAGCATCTTCGCTTTCAGAGTTGTCCGCCTCAGCGGCTTCCAAAGCGAATTTCTGAATAGGGTTCGCAACTTCTTCTGGAGGCTCGATTTGTACTTCGGGTTCTGTCATTTCAGTCCTTTTCAAATCCGTGCCTAGACATGATTTCGCGCTCATGTCGCTTTGACATAATTACTGGTTTCCCTTGTGTCGTCGTCTTGCAACCTTCCAACTTTCGCGGAAGTGACGTGCTGACGTAGGGATATTGATGACGATTTGTTCCCGGATCTATCTGAAGTGAACTGGCAATCCGGGTAAGTTCTTCTCCGTCGTAACTGATAATACTTCCAATGCTTGGCGCATTGCGCATCATCATTTCTATTTCGACCACATTTCCAGTAGAGTTCAGGAACTCGTATTTCATATTACATTGCCCTGTTCGCAGCGCCTTGTAGACCAGCCCTGCTGCTTGATGGAATTGGATTTGGCTCGCCCATCTCATTCAATGGTGGACCACCTTGTGGACCGGGCATAGCGCCAACTTGCGCCGCCTGTGCTTGTTGCATCATGGCGTTCTGATCGATCATGTCTGCGAGGTGCGGCATATTGAGCGCATCTCCGACGGTGGACAGGATTTCGCGCCACTTGATGAACGGCATTGCCATCATGCCCTGCGCGACCGAGGTGGTGATCTGAAGGAGTTCCATCGCGCGCTTCTGCACAAGCGACTCGGAGACTCGCTCCATGCTGTACGCATCGACGGAAACCTCTAGATCCTCCCACCCCGGCATTCGCACCCCACCCGTAAACTTCGGGTCGGCTTCCAAGAGGCTTTCGGCTCCTTCTCGGCCTAGTGGGAAAGCAACACGGTCATCGTGCCACATAAACCACATGACCGACCGGGCAAGGTCGTCTACTGACTCTTGAAACTGGCGCTTGAGGTGAGCCATGCGCATGGTCGCGCTAGACTCAGCCACAGCAACCTCGGTCGCAGTAGCCGTCCCTTGGATATTCCCGCGCATTGCGTCGTGGATACCCGATACCCGGTCAAGACGGTCTTGAGCCATCTGCGAATACTGCACTTGCTGTTGGGTAATTCCGCCAATCTCAAGGTTTACCACTTTGTCCTTATCGAGAGACTCAGATAGGACGATGTAGTCGTGCGGCTTATCTTTGATGTCCTGAGCCAACTTCGCATTTCGCGCATCGACCATAATAATGCGCTTATAAGCCGCCGCACTTGATCGGACGCTTGTCAAGTGGGAATTGAGATCGCCGACCTGCGACTGAATTGCCATGAGTGGCGACAGCGGGTACGGGTCATCAGGGACGGTATAGACTCCAAATACGGTGTATGGGCCTTGCCGGGGACCGAAGAACGGGATTGGCTTTCGCACATATCCGTCCCATTTCGTTGCTCCCGACCGACCCTTCACAAAGGTGTAAATAGTCCCGTTCACCATACCGGGACCGATAAGTTCGTCGATTTTCTCTGAAATGGTCTCGTCTGACTCTGGAACCCACACTTCATAAATGGCGAATTCTTTGCGGCTTTCTACGTCGCGCCCATTGTCGTTACGGATTTCATCCATGTCTGTCCCTGTTGGGATAGACATGAGCGCATCCATGTCCCATGTATCATCATTCTCTGCGAGTTCGAGGAGGTCGTTCTTGTCCATCGCATAGCAATGGCCCATAAATCGAGCATCCTCGATATTGGTCGCGCCGGGGTCCATAAAGAACCGTTCTGGGCTGATGCGGTAGACGCGAGGAAGATATGGTTCCTTCCCGTCGAACGCCCGCGCTTCTTGACGTGGCTCGCTGACTGTAAGAGCAACGCCGTAAGAAAAAAGCATGTCAGTTGCGACACGCTCTAGTGTTCGTCGCAACTTAGTGATCCGCGCCCAGCGGTTGATTGCAATCTGAAGCCGCTTCCCGACGATAAGGTCGAGCATCGGATTGCCTAGTTTGACCCGGAACTTCGGGGTGTCATAAATAATGCGCGGCAAGACCAGCGATACATATTCGTGACCGAAGTTCTCAGGGTCATCAATATATGAATCATTTCGGTCATCGCGGAACGCTGGACCATGATATTTTTCGATCATTGACCGCAATGACGATAAGTGCAAATCGCGAAAGCGTTCTGCGCCCTCTATTTCTCGCCGCATTGCAGAAAACGAAAGATCAAGCATGGGTTACCTATTAGTTACTTTCCGCCAGCCGGAGGAAGACCGACTTGTGACCGCCTAGCCTTGGCCGCGACAAAGGCCGCTTTGGATCGAGCGCCTGCCCTACGGACATTGTTTGCAGCCATTCCACTGCCTCCATCCTTTCCGCCATTCTTCGCTCCACCTGTTCCGTATCGTGACTTTGACTTCGCCATGTTCAACTCCTGCGCTTTGCGCATTTCTTGCAATTAGTGTTCATTTTTCGACCCGCCTTTGCAAGAGGGGTCTTCGCCTTACCAGACTGATGCATCTTCTCATGCGTTAATCGTTCACGCTGAGATGAAATTGGTGTAGCCATTATTTGCCCCTGTTTTTTAAATTATTCTTCCACTACTACTGAAACGCCATTGTAAGTAATTTCCGTAAGTTCTAGTCGGGCAACCCATCGAGTAATCGATGCTGTCGAACCAGTTACGTTGATTAGTAAATTACCACTACTGCCAGCAGCAGCAACCGCAGTCCAACTAGAAGCGCCTGCGTCTTTTCCTAAGACTACAACAGCCGGAGGCGTACCAATAATACTAGCGGTTCCTCCTACATTTTTAATGGCTCCACTTATTTCAAATGCTGCGTTATCAGGGGTAGTTGATCTCCCCATCACAATGCATTTGAATGCCCACGCAGTCGCAGTGGGCATGAACAACAAGTTTCCTTGGGTCAACATAGCAGCGGTCGTATTTGCTGCTGATTCAACCTTTAGAACAAGTACTGAAGATTGAATTGCTTCGCCAGCAGTCAATACACCGCCGCCAAACACATCTGCTCCCCATAGGTCTGACTTGGCATCTTGACCAGCACCGACACTCCACTGTCCATTAATTCGGTTTCCTGAACCGCCAATTATTGTTCCGTAGTGCTTATCAACAATGTTGTTATATCCACCAACTACGGAGGCGTAGGTCGAATTATTTGCTGGGCCTATTTCATTTAGTTGGCCACCACCAATAAATCCAGATAAACCGCGTTGAGTGGTTCCAGAACCATTTGAAATTTTATTTGAAGTTCCACCTGCAATTGTCGCATTGTTTGAGCAGTTAATAATGTTGCCGTTTCCTCCACCAATTGTGGAAGAATTTACGGCTGCATTGGTACTGTCTTGCGGGGTCAAAATGCTGTTGTTATTTCCACCAGCAATTACAGAAAAGCGGTTTTCAACCGTATTCGTATTTCCGCCGCCAATAACTGCGTAGTTCCCATATCCCTTATTTAGATACCCGCCACCAATAACAACACCTTCACCTTTCGCCACGCCGGAAACAGTCGTTACTTCTTGGATGAGGCAATTGTTACCGCCACCGATAGTGTTGTAATCGCCATTTCGGATTTGGTTGTAACTCCCGCCAACTATGGTGCTGTGAGTTGGTTGGCTAGTTCCAGACCCGACTGGAATTGAAGTAGGTAACTGACTTGTGTCGCCGTTTAGGAAAATTCGGTGATGTGCGCCTCCAAGAATTTGAGACGCAATTGTTGCAGTTCCATCGGCTCCAAAAGAAGTTGCGTTACGCCCAATAATGTTGTCGTAACCGCCAACAATCGTTCTAAGGGACGAGTTACCGTTAATTAGGTTTGGGAACGTAGTGTTTCCGCCACCTAAAATAACGTTAGACCAAACATTTCCGTTTGTAGTAGCGTTCTGAATGTCGTTAGCAGAACTATTCAGCGTGTAGTTCAACTGAGTAGTCGTGCCTCCTTCGACTACAACGCCTTCAATAGACCCGCCCGATCCACCAGAACTTTGTACAGAACCGCTGGCAATTGCCGACGTTCCATCAAACAGGACGTACGACTTCGCTTGCTGACCAGCAGTAATAGTTCCGGCTACAAACGGACTTTCGATAACACCCAAAAAGATACCCAACGCTGGAGCGGACGTTGACTGCTGCGTAAGGCGTCCACCAGTATTATCTGGTCCAATGAGTGATCCTCGTACAAGATTCGAGGACGTGGCAAATACAGTGGCTTCGACGAGTCCGGAAACCATGACTTGAACACGTTGCCCTGCAATAGCCTTTGAATTTGAAACTCCCCAAATACCAGACGAAGGATTTGATGCTGGGCTTTTAATGACAACATTAAACGGGCATCGTTTGTTGTCAAAGTCAGTCAAAAGACTGGTGTCGGTGTACGAAGAGGTATCTTGCAAGTCAAACATTACAAGATCGCCAATTTCAAGATTTGAAGCCGCAATGACGCTGACCGAAATCTGATTGGGATTTAATCCACCAAGATTACCTGACGGAAGAATTGGCATTGTCATCGCTTGCTCCTGTTGTTTGACTTGCTCGTAACACGCAGATTTGATTTGCGGTTATCTCTTGGGTTGCCATTCTGATGATCGATGTCCTTACCATCGCCCTTTGTCACACGACCTTCACGTTCTGCTTCTGCTCGAACACGATTTCGTGATGCGCGATCCTTCTTCGATTTCTCGGAGGCATGGAACTTTGCATACTCGGCCTTGTAGTCGCGCGGCTTCACTTTTTTCGGCCCCAGTTGCGCTTCATATCAGAGTAAGCCTTATCGGTGACCGTTGATTTCGACTTAGAACGCGAAGTACCAGCCGCCTTGCGGCGGTTGATATTGCCTACTAGAGAGTTTTTCTTCGCAGCCATGTCAGCACCCCCACCTTTTTCGTGCTGCCTTGCCGCGTTCTCCAGTCCAACCAGACGATCTAGAACAAAAACTCTTGTGACGAGGGTTATCCTTGTCCTTTGTCGGAGCCTTTAAGTTCGATCCAGTCTCACGGTTGTACTTCGCGCGTCCCTTCGCGGTCAGCCCAGCGCCTCGCGACACAGGCAACTTCTCTCCACGACCTACAGACAAATTTGAATCACGCTTTTTCATCGGCGAGGCTCATTCTTTCTCTTACTGTCGTCGGTTTCCTTCTCCTTCTTCTCTTTCTTCTCACGCAACTCCTCAAATGGTCGCGTAATTCGCATACGGCCACCACCGAGAGTTACGCCACCACGGAAAGACGTGCTTAACACAGACCCTCCGGGTCTAGGAGCACTCATTTGCCGCCCTTAGGATTCAAACGCTTCGGGCCACCCTTACCTCCACCCTTACCTCCACCCTTACCGTTCCCCGTGGAACCTTTTGGAGAAGACTTACTCGCTCCAGAACGCTTCATCATCATCTCACCAGCGTTCATCTTACGGCTAGGTCCATAATTCATTTGAATACCTCGTTGTGCTTGAGTATCGCGCCCAAAGAATCCTCCGGAATAGGAGATTCAGTAGACATACTACTCGACCCTTCTTCGCAAAGCATCAACGCACCAGCCAAAGCAATAACCCTGTCCCCGTGAGATTCACGCGCTCCAGAAGATAAGTCCCGGACAGAACCAGACTCAATCCCCCCATCCTCCAAAATCACATAGTTCATCATCTCCCGTAACGTCTCCTCGCTCGGAATACGCACAGAACCCTGACTGATCGCCCTAGATAACGAACCAAGCAGCGTCCGCTTCGCCCTACGGCTGCTGTTCCAGCCATATCGGATAGTCAAACGCTCCGTCGTAGTCCCCTGTATCCGCTGACGGTACACAGCGTGATACCCAATACGAAGGAAATCATGGTGCATCGCCGCACCCGGACCATTCACCTCCCAACCAATCATCGGAAGCCTCCGGCCACGGTAAGTCGTCATCGCCACCTCCACCATCTCCTGCGCCAAGTCATGCGGAGGAACATTCGGATCCGCAAACTCAGCCACCACCTCACGACTGTCCGCGTCCATCACGCAAATAGCCGCGTTCGCAGACCCAGTCCCATACGACGGATCTGCAAATAACACATATTCACACACGGAATCGCCGTGGCGGAACACACGCCAACGACCATTCGGGTCCGCCACGAACCGACCACGAAGCAATTCACACTTTTCACCGGGCATGGCAAACTCGTTCAAATGAGATGTCACCACACCCGGCGTAAAGAAGTTCGAACCACTTCCAACCTCCGTCGCAAAGACATTCTGAGCCATGTCAACCGTGTCACGACGCTTCAACTGCTCCCCAAGCCAAGGCGTCCATACATACTCCCCACCAGCAGTACCCGTCACACGACCGTCCACGTCCACACGAGTCTCCGGATGAGAACCCTTGAACGGATGATCCGTATACAACAACTCCACCAGCCTCGGATCACCCTGAGTCCTAGCCATCCTCACCAACGTCGAATACTGCGTACCACTCCCAAGTGGGGTACTCACAGCAATACGACACGCAGAAGCATCCGCCGCAGAACGCCAAGCCGCCTCAGCATCACCCATCGACGCAAACTCGTCAAACAAAATCAAAGTCCTACGCCCGCCACGGCCAACATGCGCAGTACTCGCCTGACCAACAATCGTCGCCCCAGACACCGGATTCCTCAACATCATGTGCTGACGAGTGTCCGAACCACGTCGCAACAACTCGTCCGCAACACCCGGCAACAACCAAGGAGGCTGACTCTGCAAAAGAAAGTCCACCTTCCACATCAAACTGTCAGGATCGCCGGGACGGTCAACACCATCCTCCACACGACTCACCAACAACGATTGCCAACCCTTAAATAACCACCCCCAAGAAGATACAGAAGCCAAAAGCCAACTCGCACCCATGTCGCGACTCTTACGAATAACCACGTCACGACCGTCATTCACCGCATTCACAACCTCACGAATCGCCATCTCCTGACAAGGCCACAAAACAAATGGACGATTCGGCCTCTGACTAGGTACTTCCCGTCCACTGGTAGGGTCAACCTCCTTCGGAGCGTAAGTCCAACCAGTCAACCTCAACCACAAGCAAATGTCCTCCGCAAACGCAGCACGGAAATCCGCCTGCGCAATGGAGTCAGTACCCGTTGCATCCAAGAACTTCTTCCGTAGTCGTGTAATTTCAGACATATATGTCCAAGTTCAGAAGCCAGTACCGTGATGAGGCAGGGGGGTATTAGATACAAGGTACCCGGCGCGCGCTCTCGCGGGGGGGTGGGTGGGGGCCTGCCC